TCGTCTGTGAAGCTGTGCTTACCTTTCTCAATCTGGACAATGTGTGATACTGAACGATGCCAGCAGGTAGCACATGACTGCTCTAATAGACTCTGTCCTGTGCGGTAGTTTACTAATTTGTGTTCTTTGTCCATAAATAAAATGACCCGCAAGGAATGGTACTCCGAGCGAGCCTGAAAGATCCGAGTTGTATTGGTCATACTTTCACAATTCAACCTGTCTATTTGTGAAATTGTGTCAAATAAAAAAGGCCACGCACTACAACCAAAGTACGTGGCCCCAATAACCATAGTTCGTAATAACAATACACCAACTAACGCATACTATTTCTGCGAATCCGTTTACCGATTTGATTGCCTCCGTTGATGTCGGAGTGGATAACCACGTTCGGTACAAATTGTGTAGCAACACCGTTTGCTGTTTCTACTGCAACAACACATCCGACTCCCAAAGAAATCTCCATTGCTCTTGCGGTAAAGCCATCTACTTGTGAAAGGATCTTCCATTGGCCAGGATTGCCGATAGTTTCAATGCCTTTGGCTTTATTGGCAATCACTTGCTCCCCGCCTGCCTTGAGTGGTGGTTGTGTGACTTGTTTAGGTGTTGGTAAATCTTCTTGTTCTACTGTTTTTCTGGTGCTTGTTTTTGACATGATGTTTTGTGTGAAAGATAAAAGGGGATACCGACTTAGATGAGTATTATAATAACAGAAAAGTTTGGTCGGTATCCCCCTTGCTAGGGTTAATGGAGAATTAACTATGAAAGAACTGTTACCTTAGTTTAGTAATATCTGTGACGGCAAGTCTTTTTTTGACCTGTTCGTGGTAGGCTACATCGTTTGCTTTGTACTTCGGGTTCTTCATATCCGCAAGCCATTCCTGCTTTGATGCGTATGCCTGTACTCCAGCAGTGCCAGAAGTCTCGCCTTGCAGTAACTTGCCTGGTTTGCCATTGGCAACTTGGTATTGTGCAAGCAAGCCCTTCATTGCTATCGTAGCTCTTGTAATATCACCAGACGTGTAATCCGCATTGAATGCTGCAATCTCTGCATCACTAAGGTTATCACCGCCCCACTCTAGTGCGGATTGGTGCTGCTCACCTCCAATGCTTTGTAGCTGTGTATTGTAAAGCTGTGCCTTTGCGGTCTGTCCTTCGATGAAAGCGTCAACTACATCCTTTGGCATTCCTGATTGCTCAAGTGCTTTGTAGGTATCCTCAGAGAGTTGTCCGTCATTACTGAAGAACTCCTCCCTGGCATTATTCACAAGCTCACTTACGTTGCCTTCCGACTCGGTAGCTTTATTGTCTTGAATGCCTTGCCGTTCTGATAGTTTTTTCTGTGCCTCAGTATATGCTTTGGCTTGTTCCTGAATTGCATCTTCAATGGATCTGCCTTCTGTTAAGTATTTGTCCTGAAGCCATTCTGGTTTTTCTGGAGTGGCTTGTTCCTGATTTGGCTCAGGTGTTTCTTGTGTTGGTTCCTGTTTAGGTTCCTCCACTGGTGCAGCAGGTGGCTCCTGCATTTGAATGCTATGTACTTCGCCCATAATGTTTTCCTTTGGTTTATTCTGATTGTGCGGCAAGTTCTTGTTGCTGCATAAATTGATCTGATGCGGTCTTCATTGCATTCGGGCCTAGCTGTTGTGCCATTTGTGCCATTTGTGCTTGCTGCATCTCTTGCTGTATCTGCTCGTCGGTCTTCACTAAGCCTTCTGGATCTACACCAAGTGAAGTTGCCCTTCTCTTGAAGTATTCTCCTACCGATACGTATTGAGCGATAGCTTGCGGCCCGACGATTTGCTGTGCTCCTCCTAAGAAGAGGTCGAGCCTATTCAAATCATTGCCTCTACCAAGTGCATCGACTCCAGTTGTAATTGCAGGACGCACCACGCCTTCAGGTAGCTTAGGTATCTTCTTGGTTTTCACTAGACGATTGAGCGTCTTGGTGACTAAAGGTAACTGCAACTCTTGCGATAAGAGACTGTATAAGCCTCCAAGTGTTGCTTCGAGTTCCTGTGATAGCATACGTATCTCTTCAGCGGTAACACGCTCTGCTTGCCGTACTACGTTGCTATTAAGGAGAAATGCGTGTGCAAGTCTCTCCTCGATCTTGAACATCGTTTCCTGGGCAACTCGGAAGTCGTTAAACTTATCTGCCTGAAGTGTGCCTATCTCATCACGATTACCATTGATTACCGCACCATTGGGAGCATCTGTAATTTCGTCGATCTCTGTGGAACCATTGGGATTAACAAGGAAGAGAAGCTTTGCTGCTGCTACTGAGCCTTCTAGGATTGCTCTTGATAGTCCGTTGAGGCTAATCAAATCACCAAGATATTCCTCTACGAATCCACGCCCGTAAGATTCTCCGTCGATACGTGACCAGCGTAAAGGTATCCACTCTAAGTCTTCTTCTTTGTACTCACCTACAGATTCAGGCAATACCACACCTTTAACTTCCTGCCAGACTTTATACTTGCCGTCAGGTTGCTTTACGACTGCGGTGTAGAGGTCGCAGGTCTTTTCATTGGCCTCCATCTTAATCTCCCCACGCACTTCTTCTGGTAACTCGGTTGGGGCTACAGTCTCCAGGACCACGATATGAGTGACATTACCCATAGGGTCACGCTTTACTACAAATCTATCCAAATGGAATACACGCAAGCCGCCTTGCTCAGGCAGGTATATCAGTGCATTGCCAGATACGACAAGATGACGAAGGCATTCATACAGTCCTACACGATATGCTTCTACCTCCATCGACTGCGTTGTGGATCTTTCAATCTTTGCTAAAGCTCGGTCAAGTTCTGTCCGTAGTCCCTGTGCATCTTCCTGCATCTCCTCTTCCATCTTATTCAACTCCGACTGATCCATTGTCAGACGGAAGAATGGAGCGTTAGCAGGGAATAGTGCGAGAAGTAGCTTGCTGGAAAGGTTGTTCACTCCCCTTGCCCCAATGCCTTGATATGGTGTCTCAAGTCTGGATGTGGGGTGAAAACCTTCTGGTGGCAACAAGTGCGGTATCGTCAACTTTGCCGCTTCACGTCCACGGTCGAGGAAGTTGAATCGTTGTGACTCACATTGTTGGTAAAGTGATTTAGCAGATTGATACATATTATTTTACGCCACCTGTGCCTGATACGGCTGCGGGTCGTTTAAGTCCTTGCACACTAATATTGACCCCAAAGATCGGGTTACTGTGAGAGACGTGTGCTTTCTCCACAATAAGCATGTTGTTTTCGATCTTGGCATTGGTTGCTGAAAGTGTGGTGCTGGTGATGTTACCAGTACGAGAGTAGTCAAACTGCTCAAACTCATATCCTGGCAGAGTGTTAATCGCCTGGTTAAGTGTAGAGCATCCAGTAAATGGCAATATCAGTAGGAGTAAGAATCGTGTCTTCATGGTAATTCTTTAATAATAAGTTCACAGTTTGCCTTGTCAAATTCTACTCGCTGCACGGAAATTCCCCTGCATTTAGCGTAACGCTTTTTAGCCTCTTGTACTATGGCATCAGGTGGTGATGACTTAAAACCTGTGTGTGTACCAATACGTACCCCAAGGTAAATCAAGTATGCCTGCCAAGGCTTCAGTCCGTCAAGTGATTGTGCTGCTTCTGCCATTACCGCATCACGTAGCATGCCGTCAGTAGCTGCATTACCTGTACTCCACTTGTTGCGAATGTCATCGTGGAGATACCCAGACAGCATAAACTTGCTACGTGGGGTCAACCAATCCAACCAAGCAGGAACACTAGGCCCGTCCGTGATCTTTCCAGCAGGGACAGTCCAGGGAGGGAATGGCTCTTCGGTAAACTCAAAATCCAGCGACTCCAGCAGTAGTTGCCAGTTCGTACCAAGGAGGTTGACCTTGCTTGGATTATTGAGAAATTTAGCCATGACTTTTTAGCTTTGATATAATGACAGCTAACTCCTGCTTTATCTCACCAAGTGTCCTTGACTGCCCTTCAACTAACTCAAACAGCTTGTTGTTATTTTTACGAATATCGTCTATCTGTACCCGCTGCACTTTAGTTTCTTCTTCCAACTTACTCACCTTGTCGTAT